TGATTTCAATATTAAGGAACAGTCAATGCGCTTACCTGCGCGTAAGCACTATTGGGTAGCTCAGCTTATCAAAGCTAAGATTGAACGTAATCAAACGTTTGAAAAGAAGAAAAAACTTAAAAAAGATATTACAAAAGAAGTAATTGCAACATCACCTGTAAAGTTATCTCAATCAGCAGCTGAGCAAGCAGCTGAGAGACATGAATCACTCTCAACACTTACTTCTAAGATAAAGGAATTAGATCTAATAATTGAATACTTGGAGAAGGTAGAAAAGACAATGTCTCAAATGGGCTTCGATATTAAAAATGCTGTTGAAATTATGAAGATGGAGCAGATGTAATGATAGAGTTTGACTATAAAGGACCTACTGCGAGACAATCGAGTAAGTTAATTATAAGATGTACTAATACAGATTTGTTTGATAATATTCGCGAACATTTTTCTGTAGAAAATACTGGTGCTCGATTTGCAAGAAGATATGCTCGATTTGCTCCCAGACGTAAATATGTTATAACCCCGACTGGAACATGTGAGTTGGGATTATATTGGGAAGTGCGACAATACCTAATAAAAAATCAAATTAATGAAGAGATAATTTTAACAGATAAATTATCTAAAGCTATTAAAGTTGGTATTGAGGCCGATTTATTTGATAATTTTAAATTTACATTGCGAGAATATCAGGAAGAAGTAATACGTAAGGCTATGAGACTCGGTACTGGTACTTGTGTGCTCGGTACAGGGGCAGGTAAGACATTTACTACAGCAGCATTGATTGAGAACTTCTTTAGAGTTTCAAAAGATAAAGATACATTCAAATGCTTAATGCTTGTACCTGATTTAGGTCTAGTAACGCAAACGTATGAAGAATTTTTAAATTGTGGTACTACATATAAACTCACAAAATGGACTGGTAAAAATAAGCCAGATTTTACAGCTAATGTAATTGTTGCAAACATAGGAATTATACAAAGTAGATTTGATGATAATGATTGGCTAAAATATATTGATTTACTTATTGTTGATGAATGTCACAAAATTACAGCAGGTAATAAAATTTCAAAAATAGTACAACAAATTAAAACTCCTAATAAGTTTGGTTTTACTGGTACCCTGCCAGAAGATCAGCTTAATAAATGGTCTATTATTGGAAAGTTAGGCCCAGTTATTTACGAAAAATCATCATTTGAATTAAGGTTAGAAGATTATCTTACCAATGTTAGCGTTAAAATTTTAAATATTAACTATAGTCCGAGACCACACTTTAGAGGACCTACTGGTTACAGAGATGAACTCGAATATATTTACAATAATGATAAACGAAATGATATCATCAAATCCCTTGTTAGCAAGTTGTCTGCTAATACTCTTATCATGGTTAACCATATTGCTCACGGTGACGCTATTATGGAGTGTCTCGAAAAAATTGAAGGAAAAAAAGTTTACTTTATTCAGGGTTCGGTCGATGTTGAAGAACGTGAAAAAATAAAAGCAATAATGGAGAGGGAAACCAATGTTGTAGTTGTTGCTATTAGTGCAATCTTTGCAACAGGAGTTAACGTTAAGAACTTACATAATATTATTTTTGCGTCAGGGGGTAAGAGTTTCATTCGTACAGTTCAATCGATTGGCCGAGGTCTTCGTAAGCATGACTCAAAGGATAAGCTTATTATTTTCGATTTATGTGATCAACTTAACTACGGTATCGCACATTGTGACAAGCGTAAGTCAATTTATAGTAAAGAAAAAATACTGTATAAAGAAGTGGATATACGGTAAAACAATTATATAATATTGTAACATGTCAAAAGAGGAATATTATATAAAACCAAAGGAGTTCAAAGATAGTTTGCGTAAGTACTATGACTCAGATATTTTGACTGATGATCTTGCTGAAAATATTAAAAAGATTGCTTACGGATTAAGCTATAATGGATCTTTTATTAACTATAGCTATAAAGATGATATGATTGGAGATGCATTGATCAAAATGTACTCTGCCCTTAAGTATAAAAAATATAAGTTTGAGACTAAGTCAAATCCATTCTCATACTTCACAACTATTGCTTATCATGCGTTTATTAATCGTATCAAAAAGGAAAAAAAGCACCATCAAACTATTACTTCATATAAAGAAAAGGTATACGAGGAGTATATGACCGATCCTACTAATACACATGGAACGGTGTATGTGAAGCCTATTGATGATGATTCCGACTATTAAAAAGAATAAGGTTGCTATCTTTAGTGACTTACACCTTGGTGTACACTCTAATAGTTCCGAGTGGCATAAGTATGCTATTGAATGGGCCAATTGGTTCCGAGAAGAATGTCGCGATAAAGGTATTAAAGATCTTATTTTTTGTGGTGATTGGCATCACAATCGTTCAGAAATATCCGTTAATACACTACAAGTATCAGCGGATATTTTAGATATGTTTGAAGAGTTTAATCTAATTGCTATTACCGGTAATCATGATATTTACTACAAACATAGAACAGATGTCAATTCACTATCTATTTTTAAGAATAGGAAAAACGTTACTATTCTAGAACAATATCAAACATTAGAAGCATTTGATAAAAAGCTTTCTTTCTGTCCGTGGAATACCCCTACAAAAGTTATTGAAAAGAGTGGTGTAATATTCGGCCATTTTGAGATTGAAACTTTCAAGATGAACGCTTTCAAGGTTTGTGAGGAAGGTGTTCGGGTTAAAGATCTTCTCAAAAAATCATCTTTAGTAATATCAGGTCATTTCCATACTAGACATGAAAAGCAATTTGGAGCTGGTACAATCCTTTATGTGGGCAATCCTTTTCAGATGGACTTTGGTGATGCTGGTAATCGAAAAGGTTATCATATTTTAGATTTAGAAACTTTAGAGTATGAGTTTTTTGAGAATAATGTTTCACCTTGTTATGAAAAGATTACACTTAGTGAGTTAGTTGAAGAAGGGGACATTACACCAATTGTTAAAAACAAAATTAGTAACAATATTGTTAAGTTAAAAGTAGATAAGAATATTTCCCAGGATGATATGGATATTCTTACTGGCGTGTTTAACAAGTTACAACCAGAACAACTATCTATTGACTATGATATTAACTTTAATCGCATCTTAGATAATCGCGATGATATTGAGGACTTGTCAGGAGTAGATGTAGAACAAGCTATTGAAGAGTTTATTGGAACGATGGATTTAGATGATGCCAAGTCTATAATTGAATATACGTTAGGTTTATACGAACGTTGTAAACGATGAAGCAGGTTAATTTTAAGCGCGTTGCTATCCAGCACTTCTTATCCGTTGGGGAAGAGCCAGTAGTTGTAGACTTTAGTAAAGGGTTACATGTTATTACTGGTTCAAATAAAGATAAGCCAGATAGACGTAATGCAATTGGTAAGAGTACTATTGCTGATTCTATTTATTTTGCAATATTTGGAGATACTCTTCGGGAGTTGAAAAAAGATCTCATACCAAACAATATTACAGGTGGTAAGACTCATGTAGAGTTGGATTTTGAGGTGGTCAATGCAAAAGAAACGAATACATATAAAGTAGTTCGTCACCTTAATCCTTCAAAGGTTTTTATTTTTAAAGATGGGGTAGATGTAACTCGGGATAGCATTTCAAATACTAATAAGTTTATTTGTGATGTAACTAGCGCTACACCATCTATCTTTCAAAACTGTGTTATTATGACTGTTAATAATGCAGTACCTTTTATGGCGAAGAGTAAAATCGAAAAGCGAAAGTTTATCGAGGATATCTTTGGAATGGAGGTGTTTAGTCAAATGCTAGCGCAACTTCGAGTTGAATATAACGAACTTAAACGGGAACATGATATTGTACAAGCTACTTTAATTGAAGTTAAGAATCAAAATAGTAATTATATTGCTCAGAAGGAATCACAACTGGCTAAACGTGCTGATAAAAAGGCAATTTATTTAGAGCGTAAAGTTAATAACATAACTGAAAAGGAAAGATTAGTAGATAAGTTAGAATCGTTTCAAGATAGGAAAACTTCAGAAATAGAGT